TAAGGTCTCTCAACATTGAATATAATTCATCTAATTTTTGATTAAGGTGACTATATTTTAAATTACTTTCACTTTCTAACATATCTATTCTTGCCTTATTATTAGCAGAATTTTCTTTTAGTCGTTCTAATTCACTATCCATATGTTTTCTACTATCTTTTAAATCATCCATTGTATTTTTTAAGAAGTATCCTATGATTACTACTACAATTCCACCCAACCAATAAAATAATTGTTCCATATTTACCATTTATTTTTTATTAAATTATTATTAAGCCAGTTCCTTCATTAAATTGGTCACCTTTAGCATTATATTGGTCATTCTTAATTTGACTATCTTTATTTAATACGTCTAAAAATAAAGGATAGTTATTCTTATTATCTATTAAGAATTGTTTTAATTCTAATTCAAAGTATTGAGCTTTTTGAATATAGTTATCATACATAAAAGTTGCTTCTGCTTTTTCAACACTTTCTGCATTATCATCATTTTGTTTTTGAAGGCCTTTATTTTTTAATTGATATGTTAAAGATAAAGTTGCTTCAGCAGTTGCTCTCCAAGCAATAGCAAATTGCATCATTTCAACTAATTCTGTTTCATATTGATTTAAAGTTTGTGCATTATACTTATTTAATAAATCATTAAAGAAATAAGAACCTATTTGTTTTTTAATAAATGCTTTAGAAGCAAATTGAATTAATGGTGTAAAATCCGATGCATCAACATTAGAAGTAATCATTCCATATAGTTTTAAGTAACGTTCTGTAACAAAGTAAATCATTATTTAATTGGATTAGTTTTATCGACTATCACCTCATCAATGATTTGATAGTTATTTATAGTTATTGTTGAATTTACTCCAGAAATGAATAACAATTCATCTGCTATTTCAGTCATCATTTCTCTTAATGGCATTACTACATTCTTTTCAAATATAGTATATGATTGTTGTAATTCATTACCATTACCTAATGCACCAGATACTCTAATACCCATTAAAAGTGGGTCAATTGAATGTGCTCTACATATATTAGCATCAACTCTTTGTAATGTACTATCGAATATCTTATCATTATTGTTAGTAGGAATTGTTTCAATAGAAGGTAATTGGTCTGTTGAATTAGCAACAAATGTCATAATTCTACCAGCAGAAGGTGCTCCTTTTGCCTTATTTATTGTATCTTTGAATTGATTTATCTCATCTTGAGAACCAAATTTCTTTGCAAGTTTAATCATAAATGAAGGAAATACCGAATTTATTATATTAGATTTTTGTAAGTAAGACATCTCACCATCTAAAAAAGCAGAATTCAAAGAAGAACAATATTGTGGAATAGGATATATATCCTGTCCTGCATCGCCATCAATCTCATAAACAAATAAAGTTCTTTCTTTTGCACCAACATAATAAGGAGGCATTTCATACATTCCAACACTTCTTGCCCAATCATCAGCAATCGTATATATCGTTTTTAATGAATTTACTCTTACCTTCTCTGGTCCAACCCTCTTAATAGATATATCTTTCGTTGTAGGGTCTATAATGACACAAATACGACCGTGCATTATTAAATCCTTTGTTAGCTGTCTCATAAGTTTATTAAACTTATTCTTTTTAATAAAAGTATATTCTTTTACTTTTTGTAATCCTGAAGTATCATTAGATTTTAATTCATATCCACCACCAATTACTGCATTTGCCTTATAGTTTATAATAGAACCATTTAAAGCAGATTGAAAATACATTTGATTTATTATCTGAGGAAATAGATTATCATTTCCAAATCTAACAAATCTTTCTGAACCATATGAACGAACATAAGGTAAAGATAGATTTCCTTCACCAATCTTTCCGAATGGTGTGCTGAATTGTGAATAAAGTGGTCCATTTTCAACCACTATACTTTCTTGTTTTTTACTAAAATTGTACCAAGCCATTTTTATTTATTTATTTTTATAAATAGACACTATTACTTATAGTTTCTATATCATCGTCATCACCACTGACTACCATTCTACCTTCTTCTACTACAATTCCAGTTGTATCATTTATATTAAGTGTTGCAAAAGGTGCTTCATATACAGTATATCTATATTGCCCACTAACTAATTTTAATGGCACATTATAACCTCCTGTTGTCGAACCTGTTGCACTTTCTATTAGAACAAATTGGTTATAACGATTTGTGTAAGAACTTATATCTGGTGTTGAGAATGTTATTGATTGTGCTTCTAAATTATATTCATTTAGAAATACGAATAAAAAGTTTGGTGTTGATAATGTTGAACTTTCCGATAACGTAAGTATTATATCATTTTTTTTGTTTTTTTCAATGTAAATCACCTTTATCTTTTATTTTTTAGTAACACTCTAAAGTGTTTAACTTTTAGTATTATTGTTTTTATATAGTATTAAATATAAAAACCCGTTAGAGGACCTAACGGGTTTTTATCCAAAAAACTACTATGATAAGTAAATAAGCTTTTATTCTAACCTTGAGTTTATTATTACTTATTTACTTTAAGTTTTTATTAGATTACTGAAGTTACTAAAGTTTTAGATATTTCATAAGGTCTATTATCCATTTGAGCAGTGAAAGTTACATTGTATTTTGAACCATCAGCTCTTGTAGTTCCAGTTTCTTCTGTTCCTCCATCTAATTGAGCGTGGTCAATATACCAGTAAATACCATTTGCGTCTAAGAATATAATTTCTAAAAATCTTTGTCCTTCTCCAAGAATTTGAAGTGCTCTTGATTTAGCAGCTTCTCTTCTGTTAAATACCAAAGTAACTTTTGCCTCATAGTAAGTTGAACCATTGATTAAATCAACTTTAGGGTCAATAGTCACAGAACCAACATTTCTACTAAATTCAAATGCAGCAAATTTAGGTGATGCAGTTGCAGTTGTAATTTGGAATGTTGAAGCTGAAGCAGTAATAGTTACATTATCAGTGTCATTGATATATACAGAAAAAATACCCCCTTGGTTGTTTGAACAAGATTTAGTAATTGATGTTATAGTTGTACAAGCCATTGTATATTTTTTTTATTTTTTATTTATCAAAAAGGCTGCTATTATTTAATAACAGCCTATTGATTATTTATTCATTGGTTGATAATGAATTATGAGTAATAAACTACCTCAGTTGGACCATTTACTACATAGAAACCAATTTTTAAATTAGCTCTTGTTCTTAATTTAGGTTCAGCAACACTATCCTCTAAATTCACAGCTTTTAAAGCTTTACCATCTCCTTCACCATCAAAAGCATAGATTAAGTTATCTTTTAATGTAAGAACCATTTTGTTAGCAGACATACCTTCAGCAACTACTAATTTGATATCCAAGAATGAAAAATCAAGATTTTTAGTTACATAAGATAAAGTATTACCAGCAGCAACAGCTTGTCTATAAGCAGCAGCAATGTTAGGTGATACGAAAAATCTTAAATCAGCAGTTCTATTGATAAGTGCTGGTGCAGTTGTAGCTAAAGCAGTATATACTCTTGTCAACTCACCTAATACATTAGCAGCAGTGATTGTTGAAGAAGTTGCAGCAACAGCGATAGAAGCAGTTCCAGCAAGTTTTTTCTCATAACCATTACATAATGTTTTATATGCGTTTACCCCAGTGTAAGCAGATGATGTTCCACCAGTGTTACCTTGCCATCTGATTACCTCAACCTCAGCAGAGATTTCTTTTGCCATTTGGTCCCAGTAAAAGTTCATAAATGGTTGAACTTCAAAAGAAGCACCTGAACCTTTTGCCATAGATAATGACAAATAAGAAGCCTCAACATCAAATCTACAGATTTCAGCTAATGCAGATACTGGACATACGTCGATTGTGATTGCAGATAATACTTCTGAACCATCAACTGTTGTAAAGTTACAATCAGAAGATTTTAATAGGTTAGAAAACGAAGTTGTAGCAATCTTTGTTTTTGATTTAATTCCTGGCAATGTTCTGAAGTTATTCACAACGTCTTCAGTGATATATGCTTTAGAATAGAACTCAACAGGGTTAGCATTCAATAATGCTGAACTGTCAATGTTTAAGTCGAATTTTAATTCTCTCATTTTATTTGTTTTTATTTTTTATTATTGTTTATAACAATTATTTTTATATTTTTTATTAGTTTTGTCTTGCAAATCTAACAAATTCACCTAATCTTTCGTGAATAGATAATTGAGTTGGTTGAGTTTGTACTTCTTCAGCAACATCCTCAGCATCATCTTCTGCTTTCATATCAGCAATCAACTTGTAAAGCTCATCGAATTTAGCATCAATCTCTTCTTTGGTGTAAGATAATACTTCAGCAGTTTCAGCAGGTCCTTCAACAGGTGCAGTTGTATCAGTAGGTGCTACATCTCCAACAGCTAATTCAGTTTCTTGTATTTTAGCAGGTTCAGAAGCAGTTGCTCCAGCAACATCACCAGGTTTAGCATCTGTAGTATCTAGCCCCATTTTTTCATCCTTTGGTGCGCAAGCCATTTGTTCTTCTGCAGGTGCACAAGGTTTTTCAGTTACTGAACCATCTTCAGCAACAATAAAACAATTCCCATTTGCATCAGTATATTCACCAGCAGGAAGGTTTAATTTGTTTTCCATCTTTGTTTCTTTATTTTTTATTTCGGATAATTTTAATCCTAAAAATCCTTCAATTGAATAACCAACTCTACCAGAATTTACTAAATCAGAATAAACTTGTTTATCAGTTATTTGAGTTGTCATCATTAGTG